AAAAAAAACTCAAAGTCATCATCGGTGACTTTGACAGGTTCATCCTTAATGGACCGGACTATGTCGTGAAACGAACGCCCGCTAGTTCGCGCGAACCACGTGAGATCATCTAGCGTGATCATTGCCTCCTCCCTGGAGGACATCGCAGCGGTTTCCATGGCATGGCGTCTCAAAAAACGTGAACTCATCCATGGGACGTGGCGGCATTCATAAGCGTAACTAAGGCTCTTGCCAGCCATATACTGACTGTCAGAGCACGCTTGGTTAGAAGTGCCGCGGCAATTGAACCGCGCGAGCATTTTCCCGACCAAAGGGATCATGCACGTGGTGTTGGACTCGCAAATGAATCTTCGCGATAAGAAAGTGGCCTGTCCGGCCAACTTCGGCTCCTTGGCTTTGAGCACCATGCGGAAACGTGCAACGTCGCTGACCCACTTGGCCAGGTCGAAGCGGCGGTCCATTGCCGCCAAGAGATCGTCCCCTAAGATGAGGGCACGGGCTCGGCGGTTCTGGCGCTTGCACGCCACGGCGAACATCAAGGTGTTATACCAAGAATTGCGCACGGTGGTCTCAGTGCAACCAGTTGGAAGCTGGTTGCCGAGGTTGGCACGGATGCCGAAGTTTCGATTTTGCACCCGGAAATTTTGGATGCTGGATAGGAGCCGTGGGTACCAGCTTGCGACGTTAACCTTGTACGCAAGTTCCTGGTAAAGGGACAAAACAGAATACTTCTGGTTTTTGTCATTGGCCGAATAATCTCCCTCCACATGTTGTGTCAGGGTGGGGTCCGCCTGGATGAACTCGCAAAGAGTGACGTCATCACTCTTATAAGCATACTTGACACGGACCCCCCCGACGGGGGTGTCCGTGGTGAGTTCGATCAATCTTTCCATCATGATCATGGCGACCGGACCGGTGACAGCGTTATACGCGTCATTGCCGGCATAGATTATTCTGGGCGCCCAATTTGGGTCATCCCTCTTTATAAGGATCTCTTGCTTGACGCTCAGGTCCTTGGTACCCAGGTATTTTGGGTCCGCCCACGCGACTTGGTCGCTGTAGGCATTCTCCATCCTCTTCCTTTTGCTGTCGTCAAATTTTGATAGCCAGCGTTGGCGGTCGGAGTCGTTCTCATCCCAGGAATTGCCCTTGAACTTATCAGGCAGAGCCCGAATAATCGCAAGGCATTCGTCGTAAACATCCTTCTGTATGTCATCGTCACCATGCTTCTTGTAAGAAGGCTTAGTATTGCACCGCG